GGAAAGGAGGTCGTTATGAATAATTTATTTCGTGTCGTCGCATTAATTGTCATTTACTTAATACTTAAGCAATTTGGTAATTAAATGCAAAATACTAGAGACTGGCATCTCTAGTATTTTTTGTCTTCATTTATTTCGTATCGCCTTTCTATAGAAAGGAGGAATAAATAATGAATAATAGAAACATCTTTACAGAAATTTATTATATTCTATTATTTTTATTATTCCTGACAACTTTGTGTCATACACATTATACTAGAGCAAATTTTAAAAATCAATACTTTTTGTTTAATTTTTTGCACTTTTAGCATGATTTTTTATAATTTTATGCAATTCTTTTTAAATTATACCACTTTTATGTAAATTAGTCAAATTTAATAAAGAACTAACTGCACTTGGCTAATTAGTTCTTTGCAAAAGAATCTTGATCGTTGCTTTGGGCTATGAGCTACTTTCGTAACTAGCAACTTTACTAAGATTTCTTTATCCAATTTTTTGACAATACTATTATACTATAAAAAAGTTACCCTGTCTTACCCAAAGTTACCCAATTTTATCGAACTCATCTAAAGCATCTCCATTGAATGTACAAGTTTTATTGTAACTATATCCTATTTCAGTAGATACTTCTTCTAAGCTCTTCCCTTCAATATATCTTTTATATAAAATCAATTTATATATTGGTTTTAATTTATTTAATTGTTTTATTATGTCATTCAGCTCGCTTTGTTCTTTATTCATAATATTTATAAGTTCATTATACTTATCTACTAGCTCTTCTAATTCATAATTTGGTTTATTTTGAGCTTTAGGCATACCGTCAAAATATTGACTTAAGCCCATTATTTGTTCTCTTTGTTCTATGTATTTGTTGATTTGACTTTGTATCCAATCTTTTTTATACTTATAATTTTTTAAGTCTTCTCTTGTCATTTGCACCTCCTGCTTTTATTCATAAGATATTTTTTTCTTGCATATCTGTTTGCTTCTCTTTGCTCTTTTTTCTTTCTTATTTCTTCTTCTATCTTTTCTCTACGTTCCATTTCAAGTTCGTAAATTTTCTTCATTCGTTCTTTATTGTTTAGTTGATTGACTATATCTTCTATTCATAATCTATCCTCTTTCAGTTATCGCTTTTTTACGACAACTTATTTTTCTAATAATTCTGGATTATCATATATTTCCTGTATTTTCATCATACCTCGGTTTAGCCCCAAACTTTTCAAGTTCTTTTAACTCCACATTATCTTTTAGCTTTAGCATACTAGCTCCTTTCTACTGTATAGCAGTTTTGTGAATATTGTTCTTTTGTTAAAATTGATTGTATGTCTTTTTTGCATAAGCATTTAGCATTTGTTTCATTTCCACTTGTTTCTACTACTGGCATTTCTCCTGCAAATAAATATTTATCTGTTACTATATTGCCATTTACAAAGTCTCCAACTTCTATAAGGTCCATTATGTTTTTGCTATGCTTTATAAATTCTGTTTCTGTTATGTACATTCTAGGACATTTGTCTATAAGATATGCTACATCATGTCTGCCATACATTTTGTCTTTTACTGTTTTAACTTCTAATACTTTTGATATTCCTCTTTTAGTTCTTACATACTCTCCTACTTCTATATCCATTAACTATCTTTCTCCTCCTCTTCAATTTCTTTCATCAACTGTTTTACTTTATTAAATAATTTATCTTTGTCATCTTCTAAAATAATATTTTTTCTTCTATTTCATCATATGAATTATCTGTACAATAATAAAAGCCATTTTTATCTATAACTATGTTTATAATAGGCTCACAATACAAGTTTACTTCGCCTTTATTTTTATAGACTATCCATATTTTTTGACCTATTTCATATTTAGTTTTTATATCCATAATCTCCTCCTACCTAATTATTTTCAGTTCCAAATCTGGATACTTCTTTTCAAATAGCTTATGTTTCAATTTAAATACATCTGTCTGCATACCGTTTTACATCTTCTATAATAACTCGTCCATTTTCTATATATTTAAAATCTGCTATGTATTCAACTTTTCTATATGTCTTGCCATTTTTTCTAAAGCTTTCTTGCAATAGAAAGTGCGGTTGTAATTCTAAATTGCTTATCTTTTTAGCTCTTTCTAACAACTTTAGTTCTTTATATCTATTAGCTTCAGCAATACTATCAAACAAATGTCCGTCAGTCATTATTTTTTTGTTTCTGTATTTTCTCATCTTCTGATTTCTCTTTCTTTTTTAAATTTATATATAGATCCATCATTTTCTGATAATACTATATTATCTCCAACTCTGTATAACTCTCTATGGAATGTATCGCTAAATCCAAGACCAAACATTCCACTAAATGTAGATTGAGAATTATATGTTCTTTGTAATGAAAAATCTAATTGTTCTGTTGGAAGTTCTGTATCAGTTTGAGAATAAGTTAAATTTCCTTTACTTTTTTCTATTGTTCCATTTCCGTTAGGTGTATCAAAAGTAAAGTATCCTAAATATTCTTTATTTCCCAATCTTTTATCAAATTCAGTTGTAGATATGTTTTCACCATTAATTGAATCTGATATTTCACCTTTCTTTGTTGAACCTGTAACAACAGCTTGTACTTTATAATATGAATTTTTACCAACTTCCATATCTGCATAATAGAAAGTTTTTATATTTTCTGCTATCAAATTATCATTTGATGGTGTAAAATTTTCTGTTGTTCCTTTATAAATATTATAAGAGATAGAACCTAATGTTTTATCTTCTTTTGAAATATCCCAAGTTATAAGATTTTTACCATAATAATTTGAAATATTTAAATTTAGTGGTTTATAATCATTGATATTCTCTGAATTTAAATATTCATAATTAAAACTCTTAACATTACTTACATTTCCTGATTGATCTGTTGCTCTCACTTGTATTGTATAAGTTCCATCTTGTGTAAATTCATCATTCGGAATTTTAAAACTACCAGATACATCAGTACTCATTATTTTGTAAGAACCACTGTTTAATCTATATTGCACATTTTTAAAATGTAAATCATTTGCATTTTGCCATGTTATCGTAGCATTATTTTCATCAAACGTAACACTTTCTATAGTTGGTTTTGTATTATCTATATGTAAAATACAACTTTTTTCTTCTCCTTGTATATTACCTTTATCAATACCTCTAACAAATATTTTATAACAACCTTCTTTTAGATTTTTAATATCTGTTAATTCTGCAGAACCACTTTGAGTTGTTCCAATTGATGTTGGTTCTATAACGTTCGTAGTTCCTGTTTCTTTAGTTTTATCATTATATGATAAAACTCTATATTCTACTTTATCAAGAGCTTTTGATTCTATGCCGCTCCATGTTAATGTAGTAGTGTTATTTGGTTTTAGATACGATTTTGAAAGTTTAATGCTTGATGGAATAGTTGGTCCATCATAATATTCAACAGTAAATTTTGGTCTTAGTGTACTACTTGCATGTCTCGAACCATAAAACTTACAATATCCAGCACTACTTGTAGTATCACTATTTGTTTTTAACATAAGACCTTTATCTGTTGAATATGTACCATTTGCAAGCCCCCTAGCATATGTTGTAAGATCCATTACTCTTGCTTTATACAAAGTTCCAGTTGTCTTTACTGTACCCATAATACCACTAGATGTATTATATCTTGGTTTATTATTCCAAGTTACATTTTTCTTTGTCCATGAATCAATAATTCTATATGCATTAACTGTCATATTTTTATCACAGCTACTTGTTTCGTACATAGTAAGTGTTGCACTTTCTACATATTTATTCTTTACTGTATCTAATAAATCAAGTGATCTTATAAGCGAACGACAAGTCCCCATAGATGAAGTATATCCTATCGGAAATGCTGTTGTACCACTATTATAAAAGTTCATATCAGCATATTTGCTATTACTTAAAATATATGTATCTATTAAATTGCTATCTCCTGTCCAAGTAATACTTGGATCAACTGTAACAGGATAAACTCTATCTTTATCATTTAAGTAATCTTCTGATAATGTCATAGTTAATATATATGTATTTTCATCATCATCTGACTTTTCTATATCATAAGTAATATCATCGTTATATGACTTTCCTGTTTTGTCATTCATAAATGGCATGTCTATACTGGCTTTTGTTTCATCTGTATCTTTGTCATTAAAAACGATACTCTCTTCTAATTCACATTTTTTAGCAATTAGATTGTCATCAACTGTAATTTCATATTGAAATACATTAGATTCTGGTTTTTCATTTAAGATTAAATTTTCTTTTACTCCATTATCTTGTGAAATATATTCGTAAGTAGTATTTGTCTCATTATCTTCATAATTAGCTTTGATTGGTAGTGAAACTTCATCATCGTAAATATTTATTGTTTTTTGTTTTTCGATATTTACTTTTGATGTATTATTTTCTACAATTGGAGCTATTTTTATTTGGTTATCTTCATTTTCTAGCAAGATTGGAGTTTCTGTAGAAACCTTTTCTGGTAAATATAGTTTTTTATCTCCAGCTTTATTTTCGTATTTGTATTTAGATAAATCCTCATTATTTTCAGATTTATCTGAAATAATTCTTACTAAAGATGGATCATAGTCTGTTAGTTTATTATCCTTATCATAAAATCTTATATCTGTATCATATAAAACTTGTTTTTTTAATCCATCTTCTAATTCGTATAATGTTGAATTTTCAGTCTTTTTTATTACATTCTCCTCATTTACATTCTTTTCTACATAAATATCTTTATTTATAGATGTTATTTTATCAATTTCATCTGCAAAAACAGACATCGGTAGTGATACCAATAAAAATACAACTACTAAAAAATTGGCTATGATTTTTTTTAATAAATTTTGCCTTTTATTCTTTTGCATAAATTTTTCCTCCCCTTAAATAAAAACTTTTAACTAAATAATCAAAAATATTTATTATTTTAAATCATAAAATCATATCTCCCTTCTAATTTTTAATATTTTTCTTTTAATTTCTACCCTTTATACTATATAAC